GTTATTACATAATTGCATCTAAAATGAGCAATAATAATAAGAAGTGTAATAAATCTACTTCTAGAAACAATTCCTATTCTAACGATAGATATAGGACTAGAAATTTATTAAACAAAGCAGATGAACAGTTGAGTGCTGCTGAAAAATTGTTGGGCGATGTTCAGCAAAGATCTTCAAATGCAAAACAAAATTATACTGCAATTAGATATGGTAACGATCATGGATCTATAAGTTTCGGTCACATTCATAAGCAAGGAGATGTAACCGCAGCAGTAATGTTGCAAACATCTGATGGATCCCATCAGTTCTCAATGGACAAAGATGGTCAGAGAAAAGGGTGGACTACTCTAACAGCACCTGGAAATATCCAGATAGAAGCTGGTAGTGCGAATCAAGAAGCACAAGACACCTTGATGATAAATGCAAAAAATGGTAATATAACTATTAAAGCCAATAATGGCAAACTGAGACTGGAGGGAACTGATATTGAATTAATTGCTGTTGGTGGTGGTGGTGATAAAGGTAACATTCGTATGACTGCTACTGAAAATATCACAACAGATTCTAAAAAACTTTTAATGAATGCATCTATTTCATATAAAATTGCTACATCTGGGAATGGTGAAGTAATTGCAAATAGTATTTTGACAATCTATGGTTCTATTTTTAAAGGTGTTGATGCTTCTTGTTCAATAAAAGACAAAGGTGGAATGCAAAGAATTGATAAGAAAAACAATAAAACATAAAAGGAGAGTTTAAAAATGGCAGAATTTCCAGATGTTGAAGTAACAGGACAACTTAAGGTTTTTGGTAGTAGTGGGATTGTAATTCCAGCTATCAAAGAAGGGAATGAAGCGGTTAATGGATCGGCATTTATTGAGGGTCCTATGCTTGTAGGAAGCACAACAAAGTTTCCTCAGTGTGAAGCAACATTAATGGTTGGTGTTCTTTCCAATCCAGATAAAGATGCAGAAAATCCTTTCATCCCAGGTTCCCTTTGCAGCGGTATACATAATCCATACTCTTTATGTGTAAGAGGAGATGCTGCAATTTTTGATAACTTGGATGTGAATAGGGATATAGCAGCAGGAAAAGATATTGTCGCTCAAGGTGAAGTTAAATCAAGATGTGGCACTCATATTCTCTCTGCAAAAAAGAATTTTGATATTCCTCACCCAACAAAAGAAGGATGGAGACTGCGCCACACTTGCCCAGAAGGACCATCAAATGATGTCTATTATCGAGGAAGAGTGACTAGTAGAACTGAAATTGTTCTTCCTGGATATTGGGAAAAATTAGTTGATCCAACAACAATCACAGTAAATCTTACCCCAATTGGAGCACATCAAAGTGTAATTGTAAAGAGAATTGCTGATAATAAAATTTATTTACAGTCTCACGGTAATATGCCAATTGATTGCTACTATCACATTTATGGCACAAGAGCAGATGGTGAAAGATTGATTGTAGAGTATGAGGGAGAAAGTCCCGCAGATTATCCTGGGGATAATAGTCAATACTCAGTTTCAGGTTATCACTACGATATTAAATAAGGAGAAGTAAAATGGCTGTCGAAGATAACAAAAACGTAGATGTTGAATTTATTCCAAGAAGTATTGGTGATAAATCATGTGATGGGGAGTTAGTTTTAGTTCCTACAGTTGACTGGAGATATCCTCTTTACCCTTGGACTGGAGACAATAACTATCCAGAAGATGCTTGTGGTCTTTTGAGACACGATTATGTTCAGGTTACAGACTTGAAATCCGATAATGTTTATTCTCTAAACGCTAAATCGGCAGTATGGGACGCAAAAAAATCTTTTGATATTCCTCACCCAACAAAAGAAAATCATCGTCTTCGTTATATCACTCTAGAAGGACCCAATGCTGAGGTCTATTATAGGGGCAAGTTAAAAAATGAAAATATAATTAATCTTCCTGAGTATTGGACTGGTCTTGTAGACCCAGAAACTATCGGTGTTAATTTAACTCCAGTTGGAAGTTGGCAAGAACTTTATGTTGAAAAAATTCAATGGGGAACTCAAATTATTATTAAAAACAATTCTGGTTCTCAGATTAATTGTGACTATGTTGTCTATGGCGAAAGAAAGGATACGCCAAAAAACATTTCAGAGTATCCAGGATTGACACCAGACGACTATCCAGGAGATAATAGAGAGTATAATATTAATAGTATTTGATGTATAAAATACACGAAATGTTCCCAACGATTGTGTATCAGGGAACAGTAGAGTGTCATCAAGAATTCAAAAAGAAAAATCTTGACTCTCTAAGGTCTTACTGGTTTAATGGGTATGAAAATGAAAGTCCTGAATATTCGGGAAGAATTTTTACCCACCAAAAACCAGAATACCGACAATTTTTTAAAGAACTCCGCACTCACGTAGACAATTATTTCAAAGTTCTTAACGTTGATTATAATAAATTAGATTATCATATTATTAAGTCTTGGGTTGGTTGTCATTTGAATGATGAAACTCCTTCGATTAAACCGCACACTCATAATGAATCAAATTTAAGTTATGTTTACTATGTAAAGACTGACGAAACTTCGGATAAGTTATGTATTGCTCAACCTAAAAATAAAAATGAGTGTGTTGAAGATTTATTTCAAACTGCAATACAAAGAAATCTAATTACAAGTTATAATCAGTATAATTGTAATTACTACACAGTGACACCAAAAGAAGGAACAGTTGTTATTTTTCCAAGTAACATTGGACACTTCACTCAAAAAATTACAACAAGAAAAGATGAACGTATTGTGATGCCTGGTGATATTCGTGTTACTTTAAAAAGAGAACACTTTGATTATCATCAAGGATCTACTCATCCCTCTCAGTGGTTGGAATTGTAACAACCTCTTGACACCAGCACCTGACCGTGCTATGATACATAGGTAACCAACGGACGACCGAATGCAAGACGAGTACCTCTCACGATGCGTAGTTGACCCCATTAAGCGTACAGTATATCTGTATTCTAGTGAAGGGTCAGAAAAGCAAGTGACTTGTGATACAGTTGATGAATTTATGAATGTGTTAGAGTTCGTTCGTGCTACTGTGAATGAAGAGACTCTCTCATACGCAAATCCACTTTAAAATCCCCTTAGGGGTCCAAAAATTCCCGGCAAAAATTCTCACACGATACTTTTTTCAAAATGAATCCTTATCGCATTAACTACAAAGCACTGAAACAAGAACCAGTGAAAACAACACCAGAGAATGTGAAGGAAGCAAATGAGAATTTGTTTTGTGCAAAGTGGAATCTTCCTCAAGCAGCAAAGCACTGCGGAATGTCACATAAAGAAATGAAGTTGACATTCTTTGAGTACTTGAAGTATAATCCTATGACTTACCAAGCGTAAGTTTTTTATTGGGAGCGTGGTGGAATCGGTAGACACAACGGACTTATGGAAATTGAGCCTCATCTGGGAAACCTTATGAGTGTAACTCCTCAAATTCGGGGAAACCTGTAAAATGGCAATCCCGAACCAAGCATCGTAAGATGAAGGTGTAGAGACTAGACGGGGAGCACCTAAACTGAAAGGTATGGTGAAGGGATAGTCCAGACCACAAACTCTATGAGGCAGCGAAAGTTGTAGTGGTAAGAAAATCCGTCGGCTTCGGCTGTGCGAGTTCAAGTCTCGCCGCTCCCATTATGTTTTAAACTTTTAAAGCATAAATAGTCATAGAGTATTCGAACTTTATGGCGTACAAGGACCCACAAAAACAAAGAGAATATCAAAGAGAATGGATAAAACAAAATAACAAGCAAACTAGTTATTTGAAAAGAAAACAAATGGTTAGGGATGCCAAATCAAAACCTTGCCAGTCTTGCAGCAAATCTTATGATCCAGTTTGTATGGATTTGCATCATATTGATCCTACAATAAAAGATGGTATGATAGCAAAATTTGTAAGAAATGCAAGTTATGATAAACTTCAGGAGGAAATTGATAAATGTATGGTTTTATGTGCTCCTTGCCATAGAATGTATCACGCAGGACTATTAAGTTTTCTAAAATAAATAAATCAAAAGTAATAGGACATTATCCTATGAAGTACAGAATTGATGCCGCATATGTCTGGTACAATCGCGGAAAACAAATTGTTCTTATGTATTTCATAAATTCAATTCCTTTCACTTTTGATGAACTCCCAGACGAATCCATATTCGACACGGAGTTAATCGAATTGGCAGATAACGAAAGACGATACGAACCAGAAGACCTCTATCAATCATCTTATTATTTGATGTTGGAAGAGTGCCATCCTCTGATGTTTGAACTTGAACTGGAAAATCCAGAAATGTTGCCTGTTGATTAAATGCCTCTATAGCTCAGTGGCCAGAGCACTCGCCTTGTAAGCGAGCGGTCCTCGGTTCGAATCCGAGTGGGGGCTTGAGTTCTTTATAACTCCAATGTCACTCATTTCACAGCAAGATCGCCAAATGGCTATTGAGGCACTTGAATATTATGTTCAAAAACTTAAGGATGATAATTGCACAAATGCTTCCATCACAGCATTCCAAACTCTCCTTAACTGGGTCGAACTTGAATATTTCAAACATGAAAATTAATTTGTGGTATTGTAAGGAAATGAATCAGTGGAGGTGGACTTTGACTGATGATTCCCGTCCAATTCTTAAACAAGAATCAGGACAACAACCAAATCTTCGTGCTGCTATGAATGACGTTGCAAACACTGTAGAATATATGTTAGAATGCAAACAAAGTGAGTAAAAATACTTAATGAAATCAGATTTTTATATAGATAGGGTAGGTAAAGAAGATATCAAAGAACTTCTTTATACCTATCATTATCTTAAAGACGAATCAAAGGATTTTAAAAGTGGATATAACTACTCACTTTACCGCAAATCATTCACAGATGTCCTTAATATTGGCGGGTCTGTTGGTTGCTGCGTTTTTAGCACTCTCCCAGTTCCAGAAATTGCAGTAGGTGCATTTGGACTAGAAAGAAATCAACAAGAGGGTATCTATGAACTCTCAAGACTTTGTATACATCCAGATATTCAAAAAGAAGAATATAATATCACATCTTGGTTCGTCAGTCGTTGTATAAAGAGGCTTAAAAAAGATGCCCGCGTTCGTGCTATTCTTAGTTACGCTGACAATAATCACCACACTGGAATTATATACAGAGCTTGCAATTTTCAATACTATGGTTTGACTGATAAAAAGTCAGACTTTTGGATTAAACAACCAGACGGGTCATATATAAAGCACTCAAGAGGACCTACTAAAGGTTTGGATGGGGAATGGAGAGAAAGAAGTAGAAAGCACCGATACTTGATGGTATTTGATAAGCAATTGAAAGAAAGGTTGACGTGGAAAGAAGAGTCGTGGTATAATAATAAAGACGATACTGAATCGTTACAGTGACCCAAAAAGTGTGACTTCAAAACCTCCTTTGGGAGGTTTTGTTGTATGATAAATAATCTATAACGGAAACTATAAGTATTAATAAGATGGGTCTCTCTCGTTTAGAAAACTTTTTGAAGTCATCAAGAGGAACTATTCTCTACGTTAATCCTAATGATTTAGACGCAACGGATAGTATTGAAAACCAAGGAAATTCACTGACTCGTCCATTTAAAACGATTCAGAGAGCCTTAATTGAAGCAGCAAGATTTTCATACCAGCGCGGATTAAATAATGATCGATTTGGAAAAACAACCATTCTTGTTTATCCAGGAGATCACGTTGTAGATAATCGTCCTGGATGGATTCCTGATGGGGCAAATAATTTTAGACTGAGAAATGGTACAACATCAAATAATTTACCTCCATTTGATTTAACTTCTAATTTTGACCTTTCTGTTGCAGATAATGAGTTATATAAACTCAACAGTATTCATGGTGGTGTTATTATCCCTCGTGGAACTTCTTTGGTTGGTTTAGATCTTCGTAAGACAAAGATTCGTCCTAAGTATGTTCCTAATCCAACAAACAGTAACATTGATAGATCTACAATTTTCAGAGTAACTGGTGGATGTTACTTCTGGCAGTTTTCAATGTTTGATGCTGACCCTAATGGCGTCTGCTATGTAGATTATACAAGCAATACTTTTGTTCCTAATTTTTCCCACCATAAACTCACTTGCTTTGAGTATGCTGATGGAACAAACAATGTAAACATTAATGATGAGTTTCAGTCGTATTCTACAGACCGCACTGATCTTGATATGTATTATGAAAAGATTAGTATCGTTTACGGTCAATCATCTGGACGCTCTATTGAACCTGATTATCCAAGCACTTCTCTTGATATTGAACCAAAAATTGATGAATATCGCATTGTTGGTTCAACAGGACAAACAGTTGGAATTACTAGCATCAAGGCAGGAAATGGAGTAACTCCAACTACAAAAATAACTGTTACTACCGCATCAGCAATTCCTGGACTAGATGTAGATACTCCTTTCCGTATTGATGGAATTACTGCATCTGGTTATGACGGTCAGTTTGTAGTTGCAGAAAAACTCAGTGATACTGAAATTGTTTATAATGTTCAAAATACACCAGCATCAGCACTCCCCTCTACAACTGGTTCAAATCTCACTTTACAGTCAGATACCGTAACATCAGCATCTCCATACATCTTTAATGTCTCTCTTCGCTCAGTATATGGAATGTGTGGACTTCTTGCTGATGGGGATAAAGCAAGTGGGTTTAAGTCGATGGTCGTCGCCCAATTCACTGGAATTGGTCTTCAGAAGGACGATAATGCCTTTGTTCTTTATAATCAAAACACTCCATCAACAGGTGTTTATGATGATAATACAGTCTCTGGGAACGAGACAATCAGCACAAATTCAAGAGCTGTTTTTAAACCAGAGTACAGAAATTTCCACATTAAAGCAATAAATGATGCTTTCATTCAGAATGTTTCTGTCTTTGCTATTGGTTATGCAGAGCATTTTGTGACTGAAAGTGGTGGTGATATGTCAATCACCAATTCCAATTCTAACTTTGGTGCAAAGGCACTTGTTGCATCTGGATTTAGAAGAAATGCATTTCCTCAGGACGATTTAGGATATATTACTCATATTATTCCCCCAAAAGAAATTTCTTTAACAGAGACTTCAATTGAATTTGATTCAATTTCTGTTGGAATAGCATCCACCAATAGATTGTATCTTTACAATCAAACTAATGTTGATATTCTTCCAGAGAATGTATTAGAGGGATATAGAATTGGTGCAAGAGAAAATGATTCTCTTAGAGTTCTCGTTTCTTTGGGGGGATCTGTTACAGAGTATAGTTCTCGTATTGTGATGCCAAATTCACAGTCGAGTGGTGAAAAATCTTTTAATGTAAATCGTAGTTCCACTGGAATTAATAGTATTGGACCTTACAGTTTTAGTGGATCTTCTAATGTCCTTACATTATCTCAACCACATACGTTCTTGAATGGAGAGTCTATTCGTATTATCAGTGATACTGGGCAACTTCCAGATGGACTTACTCAAAACACAGTTTATTATGCAATTACAACAGGTCTTGGTAATACTGATATTAAGATTGCAAAAACTTTAAATGATGCCATAAGCGATAATTCTCTTTCAATTAATGAAAAGGGTGGAGTTTTAAAGATTGTAAGTAGAGTATCTGATAAAAACTCTGGAGACATTGGGCACCCAATTCAGTGGGACTCTACAAATTCTCAGTGGTATATTAATGTTTCTGGCGCATCTACTGAAAATACAATTTATTCTACAATTGTTGGTTTGGGAACAACTGTTCTTGGATCCGCAACCTCAAGAACTTTCATTCGCAGAAAGCAAGATAATAGAAATGCAGTTGACACTTTATATAGAGTAAGATATGTAATTCCAAAAGATGTAAATTCAGTAAGTGCAAGACCCCCAAGTGATGGATTTATTATCCAAGAATCAAATACTTCTATTGGATCTACAACTGGAGAAGTACAAACTTATTTTGGAACTGGTTCTATATCAAGTTTAAATGAACAAAGAAACTTTAGAATAATTGCAGATGCAACTTGGGACGGTTCACTTGCACATATTACCACAGAACTTCCACATAATCTTTCTGTTGGATCTCAAGTTCAACTTCTCAATATTAAGAGCACTCAGAATACTTCTGGGACAAGTGATTCTGGATTTAACAGAACTTATTCTGTTTCTGGAATTGGTAGTTCAAAGCATTTTAGTGTTGGATTAACTACAGATCCAGGAACATTTACAAATGATACAAGTGCAAGAAATACCTCACTTCCTTATTTTAAGAGAAAGAGATATTCAAATACCTATTACATTTATAGAAACCAAGAATCTCAAAAATATGTCGCAGGAAAACAGGATGGAATCTATTATCTGACCCTACTGAATGCTTCAAATTCACCAACGGTGTCTCCATTCACAGGAGAGAAGTTTTCACAACCTGTTAAAGAACTTTATCCACAAACAAATCGAGACAATCCAAGTTCTGATCCAGATTCAACAAAGTGTTTTGCGTCGAATAATCTAATTGGAGAAGTTGTTGTTAATGATGTAAGAAATAGTATCACAAAAGAAACTGTTGATAAAGTTTTGAATGATACTGATATTGGAGTTGGTATTAATAATATCATTTCTTCTTCTGGCACAGCACATACAATTACAACAAAAATTGATCACGGATTGAATCGAATTACTCAAGCTAGTATTGTTAATGGTGGTGCTGGATATGGCAATGGAACTGCTGGTGATTATTATAATGCAAAACTGGTTTCAATTGGATCTTCTACCACAGGTAAACATGCTACTGCAAAAATTACAGTAAATGGAAGTGGGACAATCACCAGTCTCAAGATTATGGATGGTGGTAGTGCATATGGAATTGGTAACACTCTTGCAGTTGTTGGTATTGCGACAACTACTGGATATTCTCAGGCAGTTGTATCAGTTACGCAAATTTATAATAATGTTGGTGATACATTAAGAGTTTCTGGTGTGTCTTCAGAGTCATATGCGGGATATAATAATCTTTATAGAATTACTGGTATTAATGTTGGTGCTGCTACTTCAATTACAGTTGTTTCTTCAACTTCAGTTTCTGGATACTCAACGGCAGGCATAGGTTCCGTATTGTCTTCAAATGCATTTACTTATCTTACTGGTGAGGCAATTCAAGTCAGTGCATTAAGTTATAATGCAACAACAGGAGTCGGAATTGTTACCACTACCAATCGTCACGGACTCAAAGTTGATACAAAAGTTAGATTTACCGGTGCAAATGAATCCGTTTATAATGGAGATTTTGTTGTAACTGAAAATCTTGGTTTAAATTCATTCTCAGTTGCGATCGGAGTTGGAACCACTGCACCAACAGCAACAGGAACTCTTTATGTTTATCGTGAGGGTCATACTTCTAATGATGGTATTATTGCTGTCGAAAATGAAAATCTAAATGGTCGTATGATTCCAATTTATGCTGGGATTACGACCACTATTTCTGCTGCCATTACAAGTCAAACAACAGATCAAGTCAATATTAATAATATTGGAAATCTTGATGTAAGCATTGGCGATTATTTAATGATTGATGATGAGATTGTAAGAGTAAAAACAACAACGACGGGATCAAATCCTGTTTATGTATTCCGTGGTGTTCTTGGTTCTAGACCAACTACTCACGACGTTAATAGTGTTGTTAGAAGAATTAAAGTAAATCCAGTTGAACTTCGTAGACATTCTATCTCTCGTGCTTCTGGACATACTTTTGAATATGTTGGATTTGGTCCTGGTAATTATTCAACTGCTTTCCCTGACAAACAAGATCGTCAAATTTCTTCTCAAGAAGAACTATTAGCACAATCAACCAGAACAGAAGGTGGTATTAACTTCTATACTGGTATGAATGATAAGGGCATCTCATACTCTGGAAATAAAAAGTTAAGCACTGTTACGGGGCAAGAGGAAATCTTTGATACTCCGATTCAAACTGTAACTGGAGAAGACATTGGTAATATTCTTGGATTAAATGTTATCAATCCAATTGAAGGAATATTTAATCGTTCGATTCGTGTAGAAGGTGGTGTTGGCAATAAAGCTGCATCCGAATTTAATGGACCTATTATTGTTACGAATAAGTTAACATCAACTTCAGATAAAGGTATTGAGGCAAACTCCTATTATATTCAAGGAGATCAAACTGTTTCAAGAAAGCATACTCTTTCAGAAACAACACCATCACTTTCTGGAAACCCTGGTGATGTTGTTTACTATGCAAACCCATCAAAAGGTGGTTATGTTGGTTGGATTTATACTGTTGATAATGACTGGTATCGTTTCGGAAATGTAAGTATTTCAAAGGATTCGAATATTGGAATATTTGATAAAGTTGGAATTGCAACAACATCTCCTGGAAATTGCACTCTTAGAGTTGGCGCAGGTTCTTCACTATTCTGTGTTGATGGAACTGGAGTTGGTATTGGAACAACTGCAAATACATATAAACTTCACGTTAACGGAAACACAAATATTGGTGGAACTTGTTATGCGTCATACTTCTCCGGAGATGGCAGTGGATTGACGAATCTTAATGCAACTGCTCTTGGGTGGACCAATATTACTGGTGCAATTTATAACACTAATCTCAACAACGTTGGTATTGGAACTTCTGTTCCTAGATTTAATCTTGAACTTGGATCTGTTGGAACTTCTTCAACATCACTGTATGTCAATGGTGAAGCAAAATTTGTTGGATTAATCACTGCAAATAATGTATTTGTAAGTGGAATTATTACTTCAACAAATTATAACTTACAAAGCACAACGGGAAGTATCACTGCTGGCATTATCACATCTACTTCTTTAGTTGTTGGCACATCTGGAACAGCGATTACTTCTAGCAATGGTTTAGTTGGTATTGGAACCACAGTGCCAAGAGCAAAACTTGATGTTGAAGGTCTTGCAAGATTAAAGACTTATTCTGAGGTTGTAAGAAGTGTATCAAGTTCTTCTAATGTTGTAACTCTTGATCTCTCTCAAGCACAAACATTTGAATTGACATTAACTGAAAATGTAGACTACTTTACGATTACAAATCCACCATCAAATTCAAGTTCTTTTACAATTAAGATCACTCAAAATTCTACGGGAGGTTATACCGCAGATATAGATGATATTCGTAATTCTGGAGGAACGTCACTAAATGTTTATTGGCCTGGAGGTGGCGTTTTACCTATAATGACTCCAACTGCAAGTCGCTCCGACATTTATTCATTCCGCACATTTGATAGTGGAACCACTTGGTATGGAGTAGTAATCGGACAAAACTTTGTTAATTAATTCGAGGTAATTGTAGATGCTTAATAAACAAACAACATTAGACCTCAATGGTCCAATCTTGTCGTTCACTTTGCAACCATCGTCAGTTTCAGTTTGCGATTCTGGAGTTGCAATATTTACCGGAATTGCTTCTGCCACGTTTCCTACACCGGCAACTAATACTGGATACATTTCTTATCAGTGGTACGATCAAAATGGACCATTATCAGATAGTGCAAATGTAACTGGTGCTGCCACAACAGTTCTTACTTTATCAAATCTTAAAAGTCCTACAGATCATAATCGTCAGTTTTATTTAAAAGCAGATTATGTTGCTTCCGCTTATGGGTTGGCCGGAGTTGCTGTCACTGTAGGAAGTGGAAGATCAACTGGTAATGCTGTTAATGATACTCTAAACTCAAACACCGCGACAATAACAGTTTATCCTGTCATTTCTATCACTGAACAACCAACTAATAAGACAGTTGCACAAGGAATATCTGCGACTTTTACTGCTCAAGCATCATTAACTGATACCACTCAAGGAAGTCTTTCTTTTCGTTGGCAATTGAATGAAAATGATTTATCTGATAGTTCTACTACCATTGGATCAGGCACTCAAACACTATCAATTTCTTCGTCTACTGTAAGTACTAGCACTGTAAGGGCAAAAATAACACATCCAACTTCTTGCAGTTCTCCAATTTATACAAATTCAGTTAATTTCAATGTTGTTTCTGCGCGAGAAATTGTAAACTTTGAATTTCCACTTGACACAAGTTCTAATCTTGCGTTTTTAGATTCTAAAAATCTTAGGGATGGTAGTTATGTAATTTCTAAATCTCAACAACAAAATTCTTCAATTTTATTTTGCGTGCTCTATGCTCCGGAAAAAGATGTCACTGTTTTTATGGATATCTATGGTGAGAAGGGACTTGATAGTGGATCATATAAAGGTGGTGAAGGTGGAGTTTCGACAATTAAACTCACACTCAAAAAAAATGAAGAATATGTTCTTGAGGGTCCTAATCGCCTTCAAAGTTATTATAATGGGGCAATTTACTTATATCGTAAAGCGAGGATAATATCTGTTGTTGGTGGTGGAGGAAATGCTGGATCTACTGGAAATGGTGGTGATGGCGGAGGAGTAAATGTTCTTGGTGGAAATGCTTCGGGGTCTGGAGCTGGATCGGGTGGACCTTTATATCAAGCAGGAACTTTACCTTCTAATGGCATTTTTGGATCTATTTTTAGTAGCGTCTCATTGCTTCCGGGAGATAGTCTTGCCTCAATTCCAAATGGAGGAAGGGTATTACCTTGTACCAAAGGAAGATATTGGAGAGAATTGGGTTATTCTGCTTGTGCTGATATTGGTACTACTCAACTTCGTAAACCTAATGGAACTCTTGTTACAAATACAGCTTCAATTTCTCGTGGATTTAAAGATGGATATGCCATTAGACAAAATCAAGGTGGTGCAATCAGTGGAGGAGGACAAGGTGGCGGTGGAGCAACTGGAGGTAATGGTGGTAATGGCGGCGGCGGGGGAGGAGGAAGTGGATACACCGATGGATCAGTAGAAATTATTTCAACTAGACAAGGAGGAAACACTGGGGAGGCAAAAGTTGTAATTCGTATTGCAGACTTTTAGTGCATAAATAAAATTACTAAGATGGGGGAGAGTGAACCCAAATGACTATCAATAAGAATTTTGTAGTCAAAAATGGTCTAGAGGTAAACCAAGACCTTATTCTTGCAGATGCCGTAACTGATAGAGTAGGTATTGGTTCAACCATCCCAAGGTTTAGATTAGATGTTTCTGGTGGAATCGGTGCAACAGACGCTTATTTGAGCGGTATTGCAACAATTCAAAATACTTTAAGAGTTGGAACCGGCGGAGCAGTATTCAGTGCTCTTGGATCTAGTAATTTAGTTGGTGTAGGAACTGCAATTCCTGCATATCTTTTAGATGTTCGCTCTCCAGTAAGCACAGGACAAACGGCTCTTTATGTTTATGGTGATCTAAGAGTCACTGGTGACTTAAATGTAGATGATATTGTTTTAGATCAAGCAGATTTTAATTCGTTAAATGTTAGTGCTGCCAGTGTTAGTGCTGCCAGTATTGGTGTTGCTACCATATCAACATTGGGAGTAACCGGAGTAACCACAACTCAGTATCTTCAAGTTACCGGAATATCAAGTTTTGTTGGGTTTGCAACATTTGGTAGTGGTCTTCAAGTAGTTTCTGGTGTTTCTACCTTAGGTGTTACTACCGCAACTAACTTAACATCACAACAACTTAATGTTTCTGGAGTATCAACTCTTGGTGTTACTACCGCAACTAACTTAACATCACAACAACTTAATGTTTCTGGAGTTTCTACATTAGGAACACTTCAAGTATCACCAGGTATTGTTACTGCAACATCTGGTATTATTACTTATTATGGTGATGGATCTAAACTCGCTAATATTGTATCTATATCTGGTGTTGGTATAAACACTGAAGGTGGATCTGTAGGAACTGGAGCAACAATTCTTGATTTTCGTGGTTCTGGAATTTCTACAGTTACGGTTTCTTCCGGTATTGCAACTATTAATATTATTGGTGCTGCATCTTCTTTGGGACAAATTAAAAGTGTTGATGATATTTCATCATCTTTTAATGGATCTACTCAATCATTTCCACTTACATTCAATAGTGTTGCAGTAACACCAGCAAATGAACAGCAAATCCTGGTTGTTCTTGGTGGCGTTCTTCAAAATCCACTAACTGATTATAGTATCAGTGGATCAAATATAATATTTACAACAGCACCTTCAAGTGGTCTTACTTTTTCTGGTATTCTTTTTGGCCCTGCAATTCCAATTTCCACGATTAGTGACGGAACAGTAACTCCCAGTAAATTATCAGCAGGTGGACCATCATGGAGCACTTCTGGCGATCTTTATGTTTCCGGTATTACTACAGTTTCAACTGGAGTAGGAACTGTTAGAATTGGCGTTGGAAATACAACACTTCTTGTTGAAGGAAATGCAAGAATTACTGGCATTCTAACAATAGGCACTTCAAGTTTAACTCTTGATGGCACTAACAATATTATTAATGTAGGGACTGGTGTTACAATTTACGGTAATACAGGGATTATTAGTGCGACATCTATCAATGTAAGTCCAACATCCACAACAACTCTTGGTGTTACTACAGTTACTAATTTAATATCACAACAACTTAATGTTTCTGGAGTTTCTACTGCGTCTAGATTTGTTTCAACAGTTGCAACAGGAACAGCACCACTTACTGTTTCATCAACAACACAAGTTACTAATTTAAATGCATCTCAACTTGAGGGTTATGCAACTGCAACAATAAACACTGGAAATACAATTGTAAGGCGTGATGCATCTGGTAACTTTAGTGCAGGAATTATTACTGCTTCATTAACTGGAAATGCAACTGGATTATCAGGAACTCCCAATTTAAATGTTGGAATAGTCACATCTACAAAGATAGATCTTTCCGGTCAATACGCACAAAACGTTGTTGCAGTGTCTGCACTTGACATTGATTGTAGTGCTGGTAATTACTTTACCAAAACAATTAATGGTGCTAGCACTTTTACCGTTAGCAACATTCCTTCTAGCCGTTCTTATGCCTTTACACTAGAAGTAACTCATACAAGTGGAACAATAACCTGGTTTAGTGGTGTAGAGTGGCCCAGCAGCACAGCACCAACATTAACGACTGGTAAAACACATTTGTTTATGTTCGTGACTGACGATGGTGGCACCCGCTGGCGTGCTTCCAGCCTGATCAACTATACCAACTGATAAAATATGGATCCGAAGACACGAGCACTGTTGATGGGAAGCAGTGTTTTAGACACTGGTAATAGCACTCCAGCAACCCTTATATCTGCAAGCTTAGGACTTGCATCTAGTCCTGGAAGCGTAAATCTAACTAAACAAGCAGGAGACCTTGCAATTTTAATGAGTGGTTACGGAAATACTTCGCCTGCTGGATGGACTTTTTTCGACACAGTGACAGTTGGATATTATACTGGCCAAGTTTATTATCGTACTGTTCAGTCCGGAGACGGTTCTTACAGCACAAACTTGGGATCCTATGAGTATTTTATGGCAATTTTACGTGGCCATACAAGAATTGATTCCATTCAAGGATTTGGTAGCCTTGAATCTGGGACAAGTGCAACCCGTTCTTTCTCTAAAGATGGATCACTCTTAGTTCTTGCCTCGGACAGAGGAGCAACCACTGCTCCTACAATTTCTGGCACATATGACAATTCTTATGGACCTTACAACTCGGGAGCATTTACGACTATTACGCGCTTCAAGGGAAACTACGATGCCAATACAAATGTAACAATAACAGATTATTCAGATACCTATAGCACTGGCGGTATCATAGTGCTAACCGTTTAAACTACTCTATCATCACTCCTCTCATGAATTACGCTCAAGTCAAAGACAACGTTATCGTCGCTTTCCCTCTCTCTGAGGATGAGATTAAAGCAATGTTTCCAAACACTTCTTTTACAAATCCTTTTGAACCTCCAGATGGATTTGTTGAAGTAGAAAGTGCGCCTGCACCTATTGCAAAATGGAATGAAATAGCAATTGAAGATAGTGCTGCCTACACCAATGGCAAATGGATTTCCAAATGGAAAATCGAACAGGTGGCACCAGAAGTAGCTGTTCGACTTGAAGAAGATAAATCTTATGAAAAGAGATCACAAAGAAATGCTTTGCTTGCTCAATCTGACTGGACACAACTTTCTGATGCCCCTGTAGATGCCACTGCTTGGACTTCATATCGCCAAGCACTTAGAGATATTACACTTCAAGATGGATTTCCTCACGATATTACTTGGCCAGAAAAACCATAATATAAATAAGTTCTTGTCTTTTTTATAAATACTAAAAAAGACAATAAAGATAATGTCTCAGACGAAGGCACAATTAGTATCTCCAGTTGGTATATTAACAGTAAGTAATATTAGTGTTTCTGGAATATCAACTCTTGGTGTTACTACAGTTACCAATTTAACTGGACAGCAACTTAATGTTTCTGGTGTTTCTACATTAGGAACACTTCAGATTTCTTCTGGCATTGTCACTGCAACATCTGGCATTATTACGTATTATGGTGATGGTTCTAAATTATCCAGTGTAATTTCTGGTGTTGGTATTAGAACCTCTGGTGGACTTGTTGGAACTGGAGCAACAGTTATTGATTTCCTTGGTTCTGGAATTTCTACAGTTACAGTTGCTTCTGGTATTGCAACTATTAATGTTAGTGGTGGAGGTGGTGGAATTACTGTTGCGGATGATACTTCTACAAATGCAACAAGATATCCAGTATTTGAGGATTTAACTTCTGGTTCTGTTTCCACAGTTAATGTATCATCATCAAAACTTCAATTTAATCCATCAACAGGAACATTATCCGCAACAATCTTTACTTCACTTTCTGATGCTTCTCAAAAAGCAAATGTTCATCCAATTGAAAATCCAATAGAACTTACAAAACAACTTCAAGGTGTAAGATTTAATTGGATAGATAATAATCAACCATCTCTGGGTTTAATTGCACAAGAAGTTGAAAAAGTCCTTCCAGAATTGATTGAAACTGGCGATGATGGTTTAAAAAGAGTTAATTATTCAAGTATGATTGGTTTGTTAATTGAGACTGTGAAAGAACAACAAAATCATATTGAAGAACTGGAGAGAAAATTAAATGCCTAATCAATTCCTTTCGGATGAATTCGGAGATCTTGAAAATTATTTTATAACTGACTACAGATTGATCGATCAGTATATTGGCGATACTCTATGGTCTTGGGGATATAATCCTTATGGAACACTAGGAGTTAATGATACTACAGATAGAAATACTCCAGTTACCACATTACTTGGAGGAACCAATTGGAAATCGGTTGCTGGTGGATTATATCACACCATTGCACTCAAGACTGATGGAACTCTATGGTCTTGGGGATATAATGATTTTGGACAACTAGGAGTTAATAATAATACAACTAGAAGCACTCCAGTGACTACATTACTCGGTGGGACCAATTGGAAATCAGTTGCTGGTGGAAATTATCATACGATTGCAATCAAAACTGATGGAACTCTATGGTCTTGGGGATATAATGGTTATGGACAACTAGGAGTTAATGATACCACACCTAGAAGCACTCCAGTGACCACATTACTCGGTGGGACCAATTGGAAATCGGTTGCTGCTGGACAACAGTACACCATTGCACTCAAAACTGATGGAACTCTATGGTCTTGGGGTCGCAATAGTTATGGAGCACTAGGAGTTAATGATACCACACCTAGAAGCACTCCAGTGACCACATTACTCGGTGGGACCAATTGGAAATCGGTTGCTGGTGGATTATATCACACCATTGCAATCAAGACCGATGGAACTCTATGGTCTTGGGGACTTAATAATAATGGACAACTAGGAGTTAATAATACTGCACAAAGAAATACTCCAGTGACCACATTACTCGGTGGGACCAATTGGAAATCAGTTGCTGGTGGTTATGGGCACACCATTGCAATCAAAACTGATGGAACTTTATGGTCTTGGGGATATAATAGTAATGGACAACTAGGAGTTAATGATACTACGCAAAGAAATACTCCAGTGACTACATTACTCGGTGGGACCAATTGGAAATCGGTTGCTGCTGGACAACGGTACACCATTGCACTCAAAACTGATGGAACTCTATGGTCTTGGGGATATAATAGTAATGGACAACTAGGAGTTAATGATACTACACATAGAAGCACTCCAGTGACTACATTACTTGGAGGGACCAATTGGAAATCAGTTGCTGGTGGATCATATCACACCATTGCACTTACTGCAGGACAATCAGTAGATTTTTCATAAATACTTAAAAAAATACTATGTACGCACTCGTTCACGATAATCAATTAATTTTAGGTCCAATCCAATATAATTACCGATTGATTAATTCTGATTTGGAAGAACTTGAAGTTGAAGGTAGAGTAGCACCAAGAGATTATGAGAATATACCTCTTCATATTGATGATAAAACCTCTCTGGTTTCTGCTGTTCAGATTATACCTTCGTATGATGAAAGATTTCAAAATTTGGGAAACTTTGAATGGGAAATTATTAGAGAAAATGATATCCCAGTGAGAGTTGAAATGACTTACTCTATAGGTGATAAATCATTAGAACAAATAAAATTTGAATATAAGTCTCAAGTTGCACCAATTCGTAGAGCAAAAGAAAACACAGCAATTGATGTTGTAATTGGAGGTAATACTGTTACTATTTCAACAAGTCGTGAAGACCGATTATCATATGTAAGTAAATTGTTGTCCTCTACTGGTCCTTATAACTTTAAGTTTTCTAATGATGTTTGGTTAGAAATTACTTCAACAGATCTTGAGTATATTATTTCTCAAATTGATTTAAAAGTTCAAGAAGCATTTGATTGGGAACTTTCAAAACTTCAAGAAATTGATGTCTGTGTGACTGGTGAAGAAGTTTATAATGTGATTTTAAAAGAACCTCAAGAACCAGTGGAAACCGCAAATGCCTTACCAACCAACAACTAATTTTAAAGACAGTGGTGGCGGTGATCTAGGCAAAAATCTAATTAGCAAAGATTACCTTTTAGAAGTTTATCCAAGTATTTTAAATTCTCTTGGTAATTCTTCTTTGACAGTTTCTCCTACTCTATGGTCTTGGGGTCGCAATTATTATGGACAACTAGGAGTTAATGATACTACAGCTAGAAATACTCCAGTGACTACATTACTCGGTGGGACCAATTGGAAATCGGTTGCTGGTGGTTATGGGCACACCATTGCACTCAAAACTGATGGAACTTTATGGTCTTGGGGATATAATCCTTATGGAACACTAGGAGTTAATGATACTACAACTAGAAGAACTCCAGTGACTACATTACTTGGAGGGACCAATTGGAAATCGGTTGCTGGTGGTTATGGGCACACCATTGCAATCAAAACTGATGGAACTCTATGGTCTTGGGGACTTAATAATTATGGACAACTAGGAGTTAATAATACTACAAGTAGAAGCACTCCAGTTACAACATTACTCGGTGGGACCAATTGGAAATCAGTTGCTGGTGGAAATTATCATACGATTGCAATCAAAACTGATGGAACTCTATGGTCTTGGGGATATAATTATTATGGAGCACTAGGAGTTAATAATACTACAAGTAGAAGCACTCCAGTTACAACATTACTCGGTGGGACCAATTGGAAATCGGTTGCTGGCGGACAATATCACACCATTGCACTCAAGACTGATGGAACTCTATGGTCTTGGGGATATAATGCTTTTGGAACACTAGGAGTTAATGATACTACAACTAGAAGCACTCCAGTGACTACATTACTTGGTGGGACCAATTGGAAATCGGTTGCTGGTGGATTATATCACACCATTGCAATCAAGACCGATGGAACTCTATGGTCTTGGGGAAATAATAATTATGGACAACTAGGAGTTAATAATACTGCACAAAGAAATACTCCAGTGACTACATTACTTGGAGGAACCAATTGGAAATCGGTTGCTGCTGGAAATTATCAGACCATTGCAATCAAAACCGATGGAACTCTATGGTCTTGGGGATATAATCCTTTTGGAACACTAGGAGTTAATGATACTACATATAGAAGCACTCCAGTGACCACATTACTCGGTGGGACCAATTGGAAATCAGTTGCTGGTGGTTATTGGCACACCATTGCAATTCAATCTTTATCTGATATCTAAATAATAATAAAAATACAACATATAATTCTATATGAATCCACTTGAGTTGGTCTCAAAGACCCTATATTCTTTTGATGAAAAAGACCTTACCATACAACTTTTAAATGCTTTCGGAAAAAGAGCAGAAACTTTTGAACAATGTAATGATATTGCTAAAATATTCTTTGAACTTAAAAATTTTCCAAAAGCAATTGAATATGGAGAAAAGGCATTAAAGAAAACAGTAAACGCAGAAGAACAATATATTACTTCCAAAAATCTTATTAATGCTTATAATCAATTTAATTATCCAGAAAAAGCAATTACGCAAATAGAGAAGTGCAAAAAACTTACTCCTAATGATCCAGAACTTTTGTTTGAAGAAACAGTATCTTATTCACAACTAGGTCAGGTAGATAAGTCATATAAACTCTTGTTTGAACTCACAAAAAGAAAAGATTTACCGGAGGAAATCTATAAAAAATCCTATCATAATCTTTCTGGATATTATTTTAGAAAGGATGATTTATATCAAGCACTTTTTCATTTTATAAATGAAACTGAAAAAGAGGCATATAAGAATATTAGAATGCCTCTTAAAAAGTGGAATGGAATTATTAAACCAGGACAAACAATAATAATTGATGGAAATTGTGGTGCTGGTGATGAGGTGATGCACGTTCGCTTTATGAAACATCTAAAGGATCTTGGAATGAGACCAATCTGGGCAACTACCAGAAAGCAATTGTCCGAAGTTTTTAATTATAATGGATTTGAGTCAGTCTGCGTTTGGGATAAACCTGAATATCCAGAAGATGCTTGTTGGGTTTATGCTCTTACAATTCCTTATTATCTTCAACTTTCAGTGCAATATTTAGGGAAAGAACCTTATCTAAAACCACTACCAGAAAAAGAAAAGAAATATTCTTACCTTCAAGAAGACAAAAAGTTTAAGGTTGGATTATTCTGGAATTCATCTTCTGGGTTTGAGCAGGCACATTTTAGGAGTGTAGATTTTTTTGATTTATTCAATGTAGCGCATCAAGATAATTACTCTTTGTATTCTCTTCAAATGAGTGATACTCCAGTTCCAACTTCTTGTAAAAGAATAATGAAAGAGTTTCATTCAAAAGATAGAGAGTTTGCTGATACTTTTTCCATTATTAACCAAATGGATTTGGTGATTACTTCCTGTACTTCCATTGCTCATATTGCTGCTGCGATGGGTAAAGAAGTTTGTGTCTTTGTTCCAATTATGGAGTATTATGCTTGGACTAGTTCAACAGGAAAAACTTGGTGGTATGGCGATAATGTTCATCTGTTTCGTCAAAAGAAACCAAGAAATTGGGATAAACCACTTCAAGAATTGAAGGAGTTTTTAAATAATCTATGAAATTTCATACCTTTTACACTGACAATCTTCCGGAAAAATTAATTGAAGATCATCAAAACGTATGTAATCATATAGACCTTGAAGTTCAGTATCATAGTGAAGAATTTACTGATTATGACGGGGTTTATACTGCTCACGGAAAGTTTATGACTTCTGTGATGGAAAAAGAAGAAGTTGCTTGTTTTTTAGATATTGATTGTCTTCCGCATAACAAAGAACTTATAAAAAAAGCATATAACTGGGCAGTAGAAAATAAATCATTTGTTGGTAATGCTCAAAATATTTCTCATACACAAATGAGAAATCATATCTATGCTGCTGCTTCTTGTTTGATTGTAACTAAGGACGCTTGGAATATATTAGGTAATCCAGACTTTTCTTGGTTTATGCAAAATAACACCCAAGTAGACACTGCACAGATTCTTACCTTAAGAGCAGATGAAATAGGATTTCCTTATCAATTAATGTATCCAATTGGTTACGATGAAGATGATTTAAGTCATTGTTTTGTTAATGATTATGGAATTACTACTCATAAAAAATCATTAGGATCATATGGAAATTATGGTATAGGAACACTCTATCCTGCAACTTATCATTATTTTAGAATTAGTGAAATTCAAAATCAACTTCCGAACCTTTGGACAACTAGGGTAAATAATATATTAGAAGATCAAAAGATTATTCCACATCATTTTTCGTGTTTTTATGGACTATAAATTTTTATTTTTGGTGGGTTCTTCACTTGAGCATTTTGCAAAAGAACATTTTAGTAGATACAGCACTGAACAAAGATTTTTTCAAACATTAGATACAATTCAATCTATAAGAATCAAAGTTCCAAATTCTTATATTTGTTTGTTTGAGTGTTCTCATAAACCAATACCAAATGAATACAAAGAAGTTTTTAAAGAAAAGGTAGATTTGTTTTTAGAATTTTATGATGAACCTGGAATTAAAACTCTTTATGAAAACTTCAAAGAAAAACAAGAGTTAATTACCTTTGGCAAATCTTTACTTGAAACTAGGGGTATTTTAAATTGCTTATATTTGATGAGAGAAAAGCAACTCTTTACTGATGTAAATCGGGTTTTTAAAATTACAGGTAGATATACATTAAATGACAATTTTAATATTAAAGATTATGAAAGTAGACTTTTAGATAATTATTATGTTGCAAAAAAATATAATTATCTGGATAAAGAAAAAGAATCAATGAAGATTGATGATTTGGATAATATCTACGCTTATCTCTATAAAGCAGAAGGTTCTTTAGTTACAGGTCTTTGGTCTTTTGATAGAATGCTATTTAATGAAACTATTCAAACACTTGAAAGAAGTTTTACTTATATTGAAAAGATGATTCAATATACAACTGGAACTGACATCGAACATTCAATGTATCGTTTTATTGATAAGAGTAAAATCATTCATACCTCAAATCTTGGATTGAATGTAAATAAGGGAATGGAAACTGCAACGTATTCGATATGAAAATCGCAATTTTTTACCACATTGCACAGATTGGATTAGGTGCATTTATCTATCAATCCCAGATACATCGTTTGCATTCTTCTGGTTTAATAGATGCTGCAAATTATATTCACTTTGGAGTCAATGGAGATCAGGAATTGTTCAATGTTCCAGAAAAGGCAATCATAAAGAGAAATACATATTGGAAAGAAGAAACGGAAACTCTTATTTCTTTAAGAGATTTTGCTCTAGAAAATCCAGATTATAAAATTCTTTATATTCACACAAAAGGAGCATCAAAAGGAACATTAGAATCTCAATCTTGGAGATTAATGATGGAATATTTTGTAATTGATAGGTGGAAAGAATGTGTAAATTATTTGGATGAATATGATTGTGTTGGTCATTCTTGGTTAGTTTTAGGAGATACGATATGGTCAAATGGAGAAATTACTAAAAATGTAGATAATATTGGGCATTATCCAGGAAACTTTTGGTGGGCAAATGCATCTTATATTAATCGGATGAATGATAATTATCTTGAGACTGGATATAGACTAGATAGAGAATTTTGGATTGGTAGTGGAAAGAATTATAATCCAAAGTCATTAAACCATTTAAAAAGTGAACTTCTATCTAAATTGCACGAAGGAGATTTGGATTTAAATAATTATTATTTTAAACCAGAGGATTATATAGAATGAGGGAGTGTAATGGATGCACTGCTTGCTGCACTTGGTTAATTGGCGATTCCTATGGATGGGCGTTTGGTAGAGGAAATTCTTGCAGATTTTTATGCGAATCTGGTTGTAGTGTTCATAAAGTAAGACCAAAAACTTGTGAAAGTTATTTCTGTGCTTGGTCTCAAGAACTCATAAATGAAGAATATCGTCCAGACCAATGTGGATTTTTAGTTTCTGTAGAGAATAATCAGGATGGACAATATCTTAAAGTTATTGAGACTAAAGAGGGTTCGATAAATAAAGATATTATAGAGTATTTTGACAATTGGGGCATCAAAATGAATACTCCAGTAATGTTCATAAAACAACAGGAAAAATAAAATGCCGGACGACATTAATTATAGATTTACAGAAAACGGAGTAGTTTATAATTTTGCGGATGTTTTTGTTCCTTCGGATCTCTTTAGGCAACCTGCTTTGTGGTCTTGGGGATATAATTATTTTGGGCAACTAGGAGTTAATGATACTACAACTAGAAGCACTCCAGTGACCACATTACTTGGAGGGACCAATTGGAAATCGGTTGCTGGTGGAAATTTGCATACGATTGCAATCAAAACTGATGGAACTCTATGGTCTTGGGGTAGCAATAGTTATGGAGCACTAGGAGTTAATGATATTACAAATAGATATACTCCAGTGACTACATTACTTGGAGGGACCAATTGGAAATCGGTTGCTGGTGGACAATATCACACCATTGCACTCAAGACTGATGGAACTCTATGGTCTTGGGGAGTTAATAATAATGGACAACTAGGAGTTAATGATACTACACATAGAAGCACTCCAGTTACAACATTACTCGGTGGGACCAATTGGAAATCGGTTGCTGGCGGACAATATCACACCATTGCACTCAAAACTGATGGAACTCTATGGTCTTGGGGATATAATCCTTATGGAACACTAGGAGTTAATGATAATACAAATAGAAGCACTCCAGTGACTACATTACTTGGAGGAACCAATTGGAAATCAGTTGCTGCTGGAAATTATCAGACCATTGCAATCAAAACCGATGGAACTTTATGGTCTTGGGGATATAATGCTTTTGGAATACTAGGAGTTAATAATACTGCACATAGAAGCACTCCAGTGACTACATTACTTGGAGGAACCAATTGGAAATCAGTTGCTGGTGGAAATAATCACACCATTGCACTCAAGACTGATGGAACTCTATGGTCTTGGGGACTTAATAATAATGGACAACTAGGAGTTAATGATACTACGCAAAGAAATACTCCAGTGACTACATTACTTGGAGGAACCAATTGGAAATCGGTTGCTGCTGCATCTTATCACAACATTGCAATCAAAACTGATGGAACTTTATGGTCTTGGGGATATAATCCTTATGGACAACTAGGAGTTAATGATACTACAAGTAGAAGCACTCCAGTGACCACATTACTTGGAGGAACCAATTGGAAATCGGTTGCTGGCGGACAATATCACACCATTGCAATCCAATACACACCTGACCCATAATATCTTATGAAAACTCTATATTTTCTTTCTGGTCTCCCCAGAAGTGGTTCTACGTTATTAGGTTCCATTCTTTCACAAAATCCAAAACTACAAGCAACTCCAACATCACCACTTGCGGATTTATTGTGTTTGATTGATGAAGGTTTTTCAAAGTTAGACCTTCAATATACCTATGATAAGGAACAAATACAATATAATACTTACCATTCAATTCTTGAGAATTTTTATAATCACATTGAGAAACCCTGTGTTTTGGATAAGCACAGAGGTTGGCCAAAAAATGTTTCTTCTATTGAAAAATTTCTTCACCAATCGCCAAAAATTATTGCTACAAATCGCAGAATTAGTGAAATTCTTGCTTCCTATATTATTCTTATAGAAAAAAACGGAACTGATAATTTTATAGATTCACACTTGAGAAGTGAAGGAAAACCTATCACAACAGATAATCGTATCGAATGTCTATGGAAGAATTATGTCAGTGATCCATATCAAAGTTTGGTTTATGGGTTACAACATAATCCTCAAAATATTCATTTAGTAGATTATAATAATTTAACACAAAATCCAGTATTAGAACTTCAAAAAATCTATAACTTTTTAAGAATAGAATCTTATACACACGATTTTTCCAGTATTCTAAATACTTGTGCAGAAGACAAAGATGATGCTTGGGGAATTGAAAATCTTCACAAGATTCGTTCAAAACTTCAAAGAACTTCACCACCTCCGGAAGACGTGATTGGTGAGGAGAATGTAAAACTTTATGATAAATTTAACATATGAAAATTGAAGTATTTTTAAGACATTGTTATTATTCCAAGATTCAAGAACAACCAGGAAAAGAAAGACCAAGTTGGTGGAATAAGGAAAAAGTATTTCAAAATTTTAAGAATACTTTAAATCCAGAAACCACTAATTATACTATCATCTATGATGAGTGTTATGGTAAAATAGAAGATACATTTCTGGATCAAGAAGATAATATACATATTATCAATGCGGGGGGAGAAGCAAAAAGTTTTTTAAGAACTTTAGAATATATTCTCTCTAAAAAATTTGATGATGAAACAATCATTTATTTTCTTGAAGATGATTATGCACATCGTCCAGGTTGGGATTTAATTTTACAAGAAGGATTTCAACTTCCTGTTTCTTATGTGACTCTATATGATCATAAAGACAAATATACGGAAATGTATAGAGATTTGATGAGTAAAATTTTAATCACTAAACATTCTCATTGGAAACCAATTCCCTCTACTACAAATACTTTCGCAACAAAGTTTAAGACACTTAAAGAAGATAAAAGCATTCACTATCAATATTCTTTAAATGTAGAACCAACAGCAGACCATCAAAAATTTTTAGATTTAAATCAGAAAGGAAAATATCTAGTTTCCTGTCTACCAGGATATTCAACTCATTGTGTGAATGAATGGATTTCACCCTGTATTAATTGGAGTCAATACGTATGAACGTAACTTTATATGCAATTGCAAAGAACGAAGAAAAGAATATTGAAAAGTTTATTGAAAACTCCAAGAAGTTTTCTAATACAGTTGTAGTTGATACTGGAAGCACAGACAATACAATTGAATTACTTAAAGATGCTGGTATTGAAGTTTATGAACATCCTCAAAAAAAGGAAGAGTTTGATTTTTCTTTGGCAAGAAATCAAGCACTTTCTTATGTAAAAACTGATTGGGCATTTTCACTTGACTTTAATGAAAATGTAGGTGAGTTATATCTAGATGGATTAGATATTTTACAAGATGAATTTACAGCATTTAAACACTTAAGATTTGATGATAATGGAGAGGGAGATCCAAAACAATCCAATGAAGTTCACGTAAGATTTCATAGAACAAAAAACTATAAATGGAGTAATGCAGTTCACGAAATGCCTGTATTTATTCCAACAGAAGAATATTCAACAGAAATTTCAGTAGAAACTTCAATTACTATTACTAAAAAAATTCACAAATCAATATCAAAAGAATTATTTTATTTTGATATTTGCGAAAGAGAGTATAAAAAAGACCCAACCAATTGGTATTATATTTGGTTTATTTTTAACCATTATTTCAACGTCGGAAATTATTCAAAAGCACTTGAGTATGGTCAAGAATATTTGAATGTTTCAAAGGCATATTTTGACACTTTTAGGATTCTTGGATTCATTAGATGTAGTATTTGCTTAATTCAACTCCAAGATTTGTTAAAAGCAGCAAATTATGCATTTCACGCAGTCAGTGAGGCAATGAATATGGGAGAACCCTATTTGTCTCACGCATTTGCTCATTTAAATCAAGTATCCAAGGGACTCAATAATCCAAATATTACAATTTTTGCCACAGGATTTAATCCAGAAACTTTGAGATTGCCGGAAAGACATCAAGCAATTGATAAACTATTTCTTACAAATCTAGAAGATCTTCATACCTGTTGGAAAGGACATCGTGGATTTGCTGAGTGGTTAGTATCTTATATTAAACCGGAAGTCACAGTTGATTTGGGTGTTGATTGGGGGTTCTCAACATTTTGTTTTGCCATACCTCGTATTGGGCGTGTATATGGTATCGATTCTTTTGAAGGAGATGATTATGCTGGGTATAGAGATGATTCTGTTTACAATTTAGTTCTCAACAAACAAGAAAAATTACACCTAACAGATAATCTAACTTTTATTAAAGGTTATTTTGATGACGTTGCAAAAACTTGGAATAAAAAAATTGATATTCTGCATATTGATGGAGATCATTCATACGAATCAGTGAAGAATGATTATGAAACTTGGAGTAAGTTTTTGAATGATGATGGAGTAATTCTATTTCACGATACCTGTGTAGAAGAATTGAATGGAAATCATTATGGAGTGAAGAAATTTTTTGATGAATTAGATCTTCCAAAATGTACATTCACTCATACTTTTGGACTTGGTGTTGTATCAAAAAATAAGAAAATAATAGAGATAATTCAAAATAATTTTGATTTATCTAAACCCCTATGAAATACATTTTTGAGTATGGATTGTGGGAGAAGGATTTTTTTCTTAACGAATTATTACCACAAGGTAATGTAAAATATATGAGAATGGAAAATTTAGAAAATACTCAAGAAAAATGTGATGTTTTTGCGTTTGCGTGTAGATTACATAAATTTGAGAACATTAAAAAAACCATTCAAAAAATCAAACCAAAAATAATCCTTATGACTTCTGATGAATTTTATCAGGAGGATAATAATATATTCAATCAACTTGGAAATGAATGTGAGTTATTTTTGAGACAATATCATCACCCAAAAAATACCTACACATTAAACACTATTCACATACCACTCGGATATACGAATAAATGCAAAGTTTTTTCCAATCAAAAAAGATTGAAATGGTCTTGGTTTGGAGAATTAAAAAATGATAGAATTCAAATGCTTAATGAATTCAAAAAACTTAATCCGTATGTGACTGGAAATTTAGTATCAAAGGAATTAATGTGTAAAAGTTATTCCCAATCTATTTTTGTTCCGTGTGGTCGTGGGAATTCTTCTCTAGATTGTTATAGATTGTATGAAGCATCTATGAATGGCGCAATTCCTGTTGTTGTTGGTACCAAAGAAGAAATAGAATGCACTTTCAAATATGAAGAAAATCCTCCTTGGATATTCGCAAAAAATTGGAAGGATGCTGTAGAAAAATGTAATCATATGTTAGAATTTAACTCAACTGAGTTGGACGTAAAAAAATGGTGGAATAATAGAGTAAAAAATGTGAGATCCAAAATAAGTGAAATATTATGAAAATTCAAATTCCAGTGTCAATAGGTGAACTTATAGACAAAATTACAATCCTTGAGATTAAATCTATGTTCACCGACAATGTATATGTTTTCAAAGAGTTGGAAGAACTCAATAAATTTAAATCTACTTTAACGCAGAATATTTTAGAATATGAAGTTCAACTCAAAAGAGTAAACGAAAAACTTTGGGAGATTGAAGATAGACTTAGAGAAAAAGAAAAACTTCAAGAATTTGATAAAGAGTTTATTGAACTTGCCAGAAGTGTTTATAAGAGTAATGATGAGAGGGCAAAAATTAAGAAAAAAATTAATGAGTTTTGTAATTCAGAACTTCAAGAAGTAAAACTATATTAAAACTATAAATATCTAAAAAACCAATGGCAGCAGTCATAGCAGAAAACTTTACAATTCAACAAGGTGAGGACTTCACTAGAGATTTTATTCTTAAAAATCCAGATAATTCTCTAGTGGGAATTTCTTCATATACTGCATCTGGATATCTTGCAAAGTATGCCGGTGATGTGACAACTTATGCCTTTACTGTTGGTATCACAACAAGCACCAGCACAATAAGAATCTCAATGGCGAGCACTATTACTGCTACACTTAATGCTGGAAGGTATTATTATAACGTTCTTACTGTTGACGGAAGTTCTAAGAAAATAAAACAAAGAGAAGGTAGCATTATTGTCAATGCGTCTGTTTTAAGTTAAAATAAATATCTAAACAGTAGTTAAGATTATATAGTGGCACTCAAAAAACCATCTGATTTTTTTGCAAAAGAACTTGATAACAACCAAGTAGAATTTTCGGGGACACAAAATATCCCTGAAAAATTTGATGCGTATAAGTCTAATATTAAAAACATTGAGACTTTAAATGAATTTACTGAGGTTTTTGGTTCACTTAAAGATAATGTTGCAAAAATTCAAGAACTTGAAAATGTAATAGAGGAACTCAAGGAAGAAATTTCTAATTCTCTTTCTAGAGAAGATTTGGATAATGCAATGATGTCCAATCTTCTCATTTTAGAAGATAATATTAAAAAAATTCAGTTCAATTTGAAAGGTATTAATCACAAAGACCTTTCTGCAATTAAAGAAGAAGTAGAAGATATTACAAATAAAGTTTATTTTGTATTTGAGGAAGAACTTCCAAAATATAAGGCATTTATTAAGAATAGTGAAATATCTTTTGATAAAAGATTATCAATCCATCAACAATCTGTTGAGGAGAAAATAGACAATTTTATTGGAACTTTTGATAATCAAATTCAAGAAAAATTCAATATCTTAGAAAATCAACTTGA